GGAGCAGTTGGTAGCTCGCCAGGCTCATAACCTGGAGGTCGCATGTTCGAGTCTTGCCTCCGCAACTAAAAATGGTCGAACTTCTCTTAAATAGAGGAGTTCGACCTTTAATCTTTTAAAGGCGTTGCGGATAGTGGGACGGTATTCGGACGCTATATTATTAATAGCATTGGTTGTCTTCGGACAAACAATGTAAAAAAATGTTTCCAACACCTAAAAAACTCTTATCGTCAAAAGATATAATAGGATATACTCTTCCAAGGTTGCATACTGGTAAGGATTGGTATGTAGATTTTTATGTTTATGATCCTACTATTGACGGACTCAAGCGAAAAAAGTATATGCTTAATAAATATGCTAAGAATGAGCGAAAGAAAATAGCATCAGTTCTCATCACTAACCTTACGCAATTGCTTATATCTGGCTGGAATCCTTTTCTTAATTCAGATAAGTCAAGGGGTTATACTACCTGGGATGTCGTTATTAAACGTTATACCGATTATACCAAAATTGCAGAGAAGAAAGGAATGCTCAAATCTAAGACTGCAGTCGACTATCGTAGTCGATTATCGGTATTGCTATCCTATATCGAGGAGGCAAAAATCTCAATAAAGTACGTTTATCAGTTTGACAAAACTTTTGTCGTTGATTTTCTCGATTATATAGTCTTCGATAAGGAACGTTCACCTAAGACTCGTAACAATTACCGCACCTGGTTATCTACATTTGCTACGTGGCTCGTAGATCGGCAGTATATTAAGGAAAATTGCGTTGAGAGCATATCAATGATGAAGGAGGGCGAAAAGTTTCGTGATGCCATTAAGATTGAAGACTTGCGAAAGCTCAAGGAGTACGCATTAGATAAATGCCCATGGTTCTATCTTGCCTGCATGATGGAATATTATACTTTCATTCGTCCTGAAGAGTTACGTCACATCAAAATTGGATATATATCAATTAAGTATCAGACAATTACTATACCTGCAGATGTATCAAAGAACAGGAAAGAGCAGGCGGTTGCTCTTAATGATACGATATTAAAGTTGATGATAGATCAAGGTATATTCAATAATCCTTCCTCTGATTATCTATTTGGCAAAGATGTTAGACCTGGTAAAGAACAAATTGCTATTAATCGATTCAGACAAGAATGGGCACGAGTCAGGAAAGCGCTTGGCTTTCCTCATTCATACCAATTCTACAGTCTTAAGGATTCTGGTATTCGAGATTTGGCTAATGCAGAAGGTATTGTTGTTGCACGAGACCAAGCACGCCATTCCGACATTTCTGTTACCAACAAATATCTCAAATCAGAAAAGGTTGCTCACGAAGAAACTAAGCATTTCCGAGGCGAACTATAAAACCTCGTAGAAATAGCCTTTTTTCATATTGCTAATTTTCCCTTGACGAATATAGACCTCTATCTTTGCACATACATATTTCTTGTTACGAAGGAGATAGAGCTTAGAAGGGTCAGGAATATCCTCTGTTATCAAATCATAGGTTATCAGATTATGCTTATCTATTTTAAGATTTCCAGTTGCTCCTAATATATTCGATAATGATAGAGACGCCTCTTCTGGCTCAGTATTGGACATTTCGTTCATACCAGGCGAAGTGTAAGTTTTAGGAATTCGTGCCTTAAGAGTTTCGTTCTCGAATAGTTTTTCATTGTAAGCAACACTCCTGTTTGAAGCAAGATTGTATACAGTTTGACTTTGAAACATAATAGGCATTGATACATCATCTTCAGTTGTGGTAGTTGTTTCTTCGCTTACTCCTTCCATAGCATCTTGAACGGCTGTGTAATAATCTCCTTCGCCATCAACCTCCATACTGTCGAGCGATGCTTGTTTCTCATTTGGTACCGATGGAACATACACCCATTTATTCGGTTGTAAATCTCCGAACTTTCCTATAAAAGTTTTAGTCCAGAAATCTTTCTGTGCATTTTGTTTCCTTCGTTTAACTATTGCCACAGGGCTAATTTTTAGACTTACAAAGTCGTCACTTTCCATATCTCTTATAATAGGATTAAAGAAACCACATTGTGTTAGTTTTTCATGTACTTCTTCGCTATCAGGATCACTATACTTGCCAGGTACCATTGCAGATATATAGTATTTGTTGTCAACTTGGAATATGTTCGTTCTTCGTTCACGTTGCTTCATGCCCTTATATGCAGCAAAAAGTTCCTCATAGGTATTATATTTCTTTGTTTCAAATTGTTTTTGTACTGACTGTGAGATATAATCTCTCCAATCATGGTTTACTGATGAATCGAAGTCGTATTCTATGTTAGAGGTAGACAAGTTCGATAAACCATCTTCATCGTACTCACAAGTATATTCATCAGAGCAGTCGTAGCTCACGATATCGTTTGTGCCAAGTTCATTGGTTGAGAGTATCTTGACAGTCTTCGCAAGCTCATCAAAAACAATAGACGCATTGAATAGTTTTCTTATCTCCTCCAGAAAAGTATATACCTTCCAATGAGGTAGAGCTTCCTTAATATTAACCGTGTTCATTGCATTCGCGATGAGCAGGCGATTCCATGGTTCTACGTCGAAGTCGTTACGTGTAAGCTTATAGCCTTCATACTCCATAACCTTTTTAATGACATACATTAGAAAAGGTTGTACTGCAAGATTATACATAACAACTCTCTCTCCTTTAGGCCATAGATTACCATCAACCCTGAGGTTCTGCGAGATAGCTGTCCATACGATATTGTTATTTAATGTGTTCTCATTATGCTCATCATTAATAGGGTTAAAAGCAGCAACGCCTGGTTGGCCAACAAAGTTGTAATCAGTGAAGTCAATCATCAATGGCTCGCCAGCACGATATAGAGGCCAGGTGCCATTAAAGTTAATTCTTGGTATACTCGCATAGCCCTCTCTATCTAGACCTTTGGTTACGACAACTCTTGGATAGTCAATTTCATCAATATAATGTGATTCAAACTTAGCATTGTATTTAATGCGAGACTTACCACCAACGAGCTGTAGCTTCACAGCCTCGTTGGTGATGCTTGTTACAGTAGCTTTGCCACTCATAACAAGGATATTGTCAACATAGAGCTTACAATCTTCGTAGTCTGGCAATGTCTTCTTAACGTCCATACGCTGCACATTACCAAACAATACTTGATTCTCGTGTATTGACATTGGGAATGAAATGTCATAGGTGTACGAGCCTGAATCTCTGATATATTGATTCTCGAATGTAACCTTAATCTCCTCTGACGATGATGGCACACCTACTTTGCCATCGATTGTACATACTATCATACTATTTATTGCTTTGTAAACGTTGATAATGTTTCCATTCTCTATCCAATTCTGTCATCGACAACTTTGCATGAACACCTGCAGCAAGCAAATCTCTCAAGTTATCGATAACTATGTTTGTATCATCGATAGTGTTCTTCAAGTCCTCGTTGTCAGTCTGTACAGTAACCGAAGGAGCTGACACTACCGTCGCTCCACCTTGACCTATAGAACGAGAAATATCAGCTGCAGTAAGTGTGCTAACTGTATTATTGCGCTGCGCCTGGTCTATAAGTTGTAGAGCAGGAAGGATAGAAGGATTGTTAACTGCATTATGGTTAGCAACAAATTCGCCTTCGTGCACAACTCCAGCTTCTCTTCTGTAGCGTTTACCAGACGTAAAACCACCCTCATAGTAGCCAGCCTCTTGAGCCTGCTGTTGCTTTTTGATAGTTGCTATCTGTATAGCACCTGCAGCTGCAGCAATACCTGCTGCTACTGGCGCAAGTATTAAGTTGGCAGGATATGGCACGCCCTGCATAGCAGAACTATATGCTGCGATAGCTGATAGCGCAGTTTGAGCAATAGCTTGAGCAATTTGCATTGCTACCTGTTTACGAGCATATTTACTCTTAATCTTCGCAACTTCCTTCTCTTTCTTCTCTTCGAGCTTCTTTGTCTTGGCAGTATTGTTACCAGCTGCATTTATGAGTTTCTCATACTTTTTCTCGGTTACGGTAACCTCGTAGTCAGATTGAGCAGCATAATACGACGACATTCCACTAAGCAGAGGAGAGACGGTATCCATTGCAGCCTGCATCTTAGTAACAAGATTATTACACATATTTGCAGTCGCTTCCGACATTGCAGCCATAGCCTCTTGATGACTGATAACACTCTCTGTTTCCATGCTCTTGATATTATCAAGAGTAGACTTGTATATGTCAATATCAGAGGTCAGCAAGTTACCAACATTGAGACCATTAGGATGCTTGTCGCTATAATCTGCCTGTGCATTATTTGAAGCAGTGTTATATGCAGATTGAACATTCTGCTTAAATTGCTCCCCTGCAGAGTTCTTAAGATTTTCAGAAGATTCAAGTTCTGCATAGTGAAGTCGAATCTTCTTTTTCATCTCTTCATACTCTTCTTCCTTCAATAGCTTTTTAGAGTACAATGAATCAAGACCTTTGAGAGCAATATCTTCTTGCTCCTTAATGTCTTTACGCCCCCACTCAGCACGATATTGAGCCAGGAGATCGTTATATCGTTGTTCTCGTGTCAGTTCTTGCTCTTTCTGTCGTTGCTTAATTTCTGTATCAATGTCGAGCCACTCCTGCGAATCCTTCTTGTATAGGCTTTGACGAGATTTGAGCATATTAATATCATTCTGATACATAGCTTCATTTAGCGCATCTTCATTATGATATAGCTCTTCTTTTAGCGCATTTTCACCTTTAAACAACTCCTCTTGAGCACCTTTTTTCTCGTATGCCATTTGTAAGTCTATAGCTATATTGGCATGTTTGCGCTGTATTTCTTCGTTATCCATCTTAAGCATATCTTGCTGATATTGCTTTTCGAGCTCAGTCTTCTTCTTGAGTAACGCCTGTGCCTCGTCAGAGTCTTTACCATAGAGCTCTATTTGAGCATCTATCCCCTTGCTCTTGATTTCATACTGCTGCTGCATGAAGTCACGGTATGCGAGATTCTCATCTGTATAGCGACGATAATTTTTCGCAAGCTCTTTATCTGTGATAGCTTTTTGAGCCTTGATGGCAGCCTGTAAGTCTTTTTTTGCCTGTGCTTCCTTACGTTTACGCTCAGCCTCTGCTTTTCGTGTAGCAATAGCAGCTTTACGTTCTTCTTGCTCTCGCTTCTTTCTCTCAGCTTCCGATTCGTACTCTTCGCTATTGTTAGAAGTAGATTGGTCTCCCTGGCTTCCAAGATCTTTGTTTGCCTTTCGAACATTCTTTAAATTCTCGGCTTCCTGCTTCTGTACCTCTCGATATTTTTCAAGATATACATTTTGCATCCTTGACAAGTCATTTAGTTCGGCTTGATGGTTTCTGTTATATTGTTGTGCAATATTAAGACCATAACCTTCACGTTCAATATATGTTTTTTCATTCCAGCCTTCTTTGAAACCTTTTAACCCTCTATTGAATTGCCAATTGCCAACGCCTTGTGATACCGCATTGTATCCTTTCTCAGCATAGTGAGCAATGTTATTGGCTAAAGCTTGAAATTGAGAAGTGAATGTATGCGACATTTTTCCCCACCAATCATTAAGGTATTCTTCGTTCACATTCTGCTTTTCTCTTTCAAGTTCTTCTACCTTGGATAGGTATACGCGAGCTTTAGCTTGTGCCAGTATAGAATCCGTAAGGTTATCAACAGCCTTACGAGCATTATTTGAGTATATATTCTCGAGATTAAGATTATCGAGATATCCAGGATATTTCTCTTGCAGCTTTTTGATAGCTTCTTTTCTAACTTCGTCAGAAGATGATTTGTCCTGTGCCAATTTCACAAGTGATGACAATTCTGCTACTTCTGAGCGGCAGTCTGCTGCAGCTTCTTCATTAGCTTCATTCAATTCTCTTTGCGCCTTTGTCGCCTTATCAGCTTTCGACGTAAAAGCAACAAGAGTTGCTGTTACTGCTACCATTGTAGCCAAAATTGCAGAATACGGATTGGCAAGTATAGCCTTATTCCATAGCTGCTGAGCAGCTGTAGCTAGAGTTATCTGTCTAGTACCAACTTTTACGGCTATATTATATGCTTCTTGAGCTGATGCTGCAAACGCTGTACGTACAGCTTTTAGTTTATCTGCTGCAGCACTCGCCATCTTGGCTGCTGTTGCAGCTTTCTCAGCAATAGCTTCTGCCTTGACAACCAAAGTGTAGGCAACGATACCAGATGCAAGCACTACTATAACCCTCCAATATTTCAGAGTGAATGATGTCGCAACTGACAGTGACTTGATGGCGAGTCCTCCAGTACTGATGCTGTATTTAACTACAGGCAGCAACTTCTCGCCTAATTCGATAGCCAATTCATGGAAACGATTCTTAGCTTTTTCAATATCACCTTGTATAGTCGTGTTCTGAACGTCGAACTCTTCAATAACAGATGTTGCTTCTTTATATGCGTTTGTGGCAATCTCTTGCCGAGAGCGTACATCATCTATCTTATCAGCCATAGTAGAGAGGACCGCGACAGCACGTGTGCCATCAAGTCCCATATCACCAAACATCTTGCCGAGTTGGTCGAAGCCTCCCTTAGACTTCAGATTATCCATGAGAGTTAATACTGCAGTATTTATATCTGTCTTGACGAGATTAGAGAATGTTTTGAGGTCAACGCCTGCCATCTTAGCGAATGTCTTAGTGTCGGTCGACATCTTAGTAAGAAGCTGAGAGAAAGCCGTCGAAGCCATTTCATCTTTCTGCATATTCTCGTCCATCACAGCACCAAAGCCCATTATTTGAGCTTGTGTCAAACCAACCTGTTTACCCACACCTGCCACACGAGCGGTAAACTCTACTAAATATCCAGCAGATGCAGATGAGTTCTGAGCAAGCTCATTAATGGCAGAGCCTGTAGCGAGCATAGCACCACGCAAACCAAGCCTGTCATCTTCACCGAAAGCCATAGCTAATTTACCTACCTTATCGATGGCATCATCTCCAAGATCATCACCAAGAGCTACACTAATCTTATCGGCAGCATCGACAAACTCCTCGATAGAATCTTTAGAAGTAATACCCAAGCGACCTGCAGACTCTGCAAGTTCATTAAGGTGTTTACGTGGTGTACGTGTATCTATCTTCTTGAAGTCCTCATTCATCTGCATCACCTCTTCCATAGACTGACCTGTATACTTTCGCACATTGTTCATCTCCTGGTCCATCTCTGTATAAGCATCCACGCATTGACGCACATTGGCTGACAAACCAGAGAACGCTGCAATAGTCTGAGTTATTGCGCCCCAGTTCTTATTGAGAAAGTTGGCTGTTTTACCGAAGAGGGATTCTGACTTCTCTTGTTCTCCATTAATAGCAGCTATCTGTGCTTTCAATTTCTTGGCATGGTCCGTCAGGTCTTCGAATGCTGCAGTACCTTGCTTCCGGTCAGCGAGTCGTTCGTTTACAATCTTAAGAGAATACTGAAGGTCGCGTAGCGATGAGCCTGTTATATTCTTGAGGGTCTCGTTAATAAGTTTGTTCTCTCGCTCAAGGTCTCGCGATGATCTGCAAGCAGCCTTTATCTCCTCGTCATATTTATCGATTGTAAGGTTCACTTCCTTCTGAGAAGCACCAAGTTGCTTAATACGACTTCTAATCTTGGAGATATTTTCTGCAGTCTCATGATATGCGGTAGTATCTGGCTTGATATCTCCAAGCTTTTGCTGCAGCAATGTAGCTGCAGCTGTCAGCTCATTAAGAGACGCGCCATTAATGTTGCCTAAAACATTCTTGAGATTATCAGCTGCTTGGTCGAGCTCTTGCATCTCCTTCTTAGACTGTATAGACGAAGCCTTTAATTCGTCCATGCGGTCTTTGCATTCTTGGAGTCTCTGATTAAGATCGTTATATTCTTCAGGTTTTGTCACCTGCTTCATTGCACGACGTACCTCTCGAGCAGCCTTCTCGATATCACCGAGCGAAGCTGTTTCAAGATTATTTATGGTTTCAATGGTTTTGGAAACGTTATTTCCATAAGCTTTGATACTTGCCTCGGCAGCTTTAATCTGTTTATCAAACTTATTGATATCTTTAACTGAAGTTCCAGGATCACGCAGAGCTTCAGCTTTTTTCTTCTTCAATTCGTCAAGGCTCTTTTTTAGAGCCGACATCTCGTTTTTCGCCTCTTGAGCATTGAGGTGAATGATGGTCTGAAAAGTCTGGGTTGTTGCCATATAAGAAGTGCTACATTTGGTTTACAAGACCAAATGTAGCACTTCTGTTTATGTGAGCAAAATACAAAATCAAGGTCGGCACCTCGTATAGTTATAATAATCTCTTCCCATGGACATATATAAATTACTTTTTTTGTGAAATTGCTTTATACCTGCATAATATTCAGGAGATTTGTATAATGCTTTTTCCCTCTTGTCTATACCCTCGCACATTTTCAGTCTTACACTCTCGCGCTCCTCTAAATATGCTTTTTTAAAGTCTTCTCGAGCTTTCCTTAATTCTTCAGAGCCAGGAGTGAGAGTTTTTTCGTATTCAATTTGTCGCTTGCATCTTTGAGCGAAGGAGTTGTCATCCTCAGGTTTCTTGCTTTCTTCTTTTGCTATTTCAACCTTAGGCTCACTCTTGATGATGGGCTGTGGCTTTTCTTTAGGCACACCATAAGTGTTAGCTATCTTGTTCATCTTTTTACCTACCGACTGTAAGCCTTGAAACAAGATAAGCATTACGAAGAACACCGCTGACAAAAGAAAGTAAGTATCCATATTCTTGATGTTTTAATTATTATATCGCAAATATAACCCTTTTTCTTTATATTGCCAAGTTTTCTTCCGCTTTTTTATTCCACTTTCACGTACTTCAGATATTTAATTTTGGCACGAGGGTTAAAATTCACGAGCTTCACATTATAGCCTTTCGTTCCCCAGCGCCAGAAGAGGAATCTATGTTTATAGTCACGCACGACGAACATTGCTATAGAGTCGCGCATATTATATTGTAGAATGGAATCCGAGAGTGATAAGTGTATGTCTGTCCAATGGTCATGATATATATAGTCATTATCTGCAGGTGCTGCTTTTAACTTTATGCTGTCTCGTGTCGATATCTCCGTCTGAAGCTGTGAGGTTATTGCTGCAGGTTTTACATCTAAGTCTTTTAACAGAGCTTTATCTGTAATCTTCTTGTATTCCTCTTTCGTTACTACAAGAGCAGGTGCTGATGCTACAGGTATCGTATCACGAATGGTATCATGGACAATACTCGGATAGGTATTCCATGAGTTCAATATCTCTATCTGAGATTGCAAATGTTCAATCTTCCTTCTGTATTGCTCTCTCTTAACGAGCAAGGTCATAATGAAGATTATTACGGCTGCAATGACTATCAGTATTGCAGGCATAAGAAAATCCTTCTTTTTCATTTTATATGGATTATGTTATTAACATGCTTACCTGGTATAGAGATATGTACCCACGAGTAGTTATACTCATCGATGCATTGTCCTACGCTGATTTCGCCTTGACGAATAAGAGATACTGCTGTCTCAAATAGGGCCTTATTGTCTTCTTTTGTGCTACCCATGGCATGGATATCTGCAGCTTGCCCTAATAGATGTTGCGAAGTTCTTGAACCACCAACAGCCTTATTGAGCTCCTGGCAGCGATATCCTGAGCTTACGATGATTGGTTTGCCGAATGCCGTGCGCAATGGTTCCAAAACAGTCTCTGCCAGTAGCTTCAAGTTGGCAAGGTCTGACTTAGAAGGAGTGTTATCAATAGCTCTGTTGCGAGCTGTTACCGAGCGAGTGAGCTCCTCGAGAGTAAAGTGCTGTGATAATTGCATGATGTATTATGTTTAGTTGGTTTGTCGTTCTGCAATATTGAGGTATTCTGCCAGTCCTGGTATGCGTTCGATGAATTTGAATCGAAGTATATAATACAGAAAGGACACAATTTGCCATGGTGTAGTACTTGGCTTAAATATCTTCTTCAGGTTCTTCAGTATATTGAGAGCATAGAAGTAGAGTACCACGTATGTAACGAAGCTCACACATTGCAGAGCTCCTTCGTACTGATGTTTCATCTGCCCAACAGTATATATGGCACAGCACAGTATGAAGAACACAGTAGCTTCCGCTCCACATCTCAAAGCCTTCTTCAGGCTAAAGTCTTCATGATTAGCTATCATGCCAGACAGGTAGCCAAAAAGAAAGTTGAGGAAGAATATTATCATTAGCGATGTCAGCTCTCCCTCGATAGGCTTGAGGAAAGCTATAACTGCGATGGCGATGCCTACGCATAGTGAACGGATATTTTCTATCATAGTTGGATTTTATTGTTGTTATATATAGACAAAGATATTATGAGCATAAACTAAATAAAAATACGCTCACGGTTCTTACTTTCTAATATTTCTCATTTAATATCACACCATCTGCCGAAACACCTCCACCGTCAAACTTGAATTCGTATCGCGTATTCGAGTCTGGGCCTGTAGCTTTGTCTGCCTCGAGTTCTATTCGAACTGTCCAGTCTGGGCATTTAGTATTCTCACGCTCTGCATAAGCTATCTGTGTAGGAATACCGAAGCTGTAATCAGCGTTCACCCCTTTCTGTGCATCTGATAACGAGCCGTAAGATTTCATCTTGAAGCTTTTCTCGTTGATGGCAAAATTGATCACATCATTAATACCAATACTGACATCATCTGTCTTCAGATATGTACCTTCTCCGTCATCAGACTTGCCAACAAGTCTAATCCTAAGATTCGTGAGATAATCTGTAGAGAGTGTGAAGCTGACTTTCAAGAGCGTTTTTGATTTAATAACACCTGCAGTATTATCAGAGTTGTCATAGTACAACATCTGTCCTACCTCCTGTCTCAGTTTGAGATTGCTAATATTTACCACAATGGTTTTAGTAGTAACAGGTTTGTCATCCCTCTTTGCCAATGGCAATGTGACGTAGGCATCACAGAATTCTACAGTATTCTTTACTGCTGGGCATACGATACATTGAGGGAAGGTTGTAGAATCGTGGTCAGTTGTCGAGCAAAGGAGCGGAATAAATGTCAGCCTGTCGCCAACCTCATACTCTTTTAGATATCCGCGAAAATTAACATCAAGTATTTCGCCCTCATATATTTTTCCCCCGTGCTTAAAATCTACACGAAAGATAGTTATCTCATCGTTCATAACTCCAGGCTTCATAGGTACATCTGAAGACACGAACACCTTCTCCTTATTAGTCTCGTTGTATATACAGACGGCAGGATAGATATTGTCTCCAGGTCCCTTACGTAGCATATTCAACAGATCACCCAACGAGAAAGTATTATTCGGATAAACAGGATCATCACCACCCTGAAACAATATGCAAACAACATTATCATTATACACAACATTGTTTTTCTCGCTATATCCGTACACAACTGCTCGAAGAGGAAAGTTGTTTTCGTTCTCGTTACTGTTATAACCAATGAAGTCTGACAGACGATAAGGAGCTTCCGAAGTTCCTGTAGGCTTATTGTATGTCCATCTGCCAAGTTCTTTAGCCTGCTGCACATCATTTACAGTTCTCATACCGAATACACCATTAGGATTGCCAATCCACCATCCTGTGTCACTCTTGGCAGTCCACGTTCTTTTATCAGCATTAAGCGAATCTGTTACGAATGTCTCAGCTAAAGGCACAGGTTTATATTTGCTCATCATATTGATATTACTACTTCGGCAGAGCGCTGCCAAATCATTAGTGCTCTCGCCTAATACTTGCTTCACGTCATCGATGGTGACGGGAGCTACGATTATTCCTCTATCTACACTCATTTCTTCACCTCCTTTATCCTATAGCTATCCAGTCTCCATATTCTGTAACGCCAGACTTAACGAAGATAATGCGCTTATATATTTTGCCTTTTTCGTTCTGTCTTCCATAAGCAGTCTGCTCCACAGTTGTATAGCCATTGCTATCTGCCGTCGTTGATGCCAGTACTACACAGGTATAAGCTCCTTGCGAGCCTGACGGCCTGCCAAGAGTACACCATGGATACATTCCAGTCCTTAAGGCATTATTCATATTGCTTTCGCCATATGTCGGCATATTATTCTTTGCGGCATTAGCAGTAGATTCGATAGAAGCTATCTTGTTAATCTGCTGCTTATCCCAAGGAGTAACCACACCCTGTGTGCCTTTATAGGTAGAGTTCTCTGCCTTAGCATCATTAAGAGGAATTATCTTATATACAGGCTTCAGACTAAGTTTGCCGACAACGAACAAATCACCAACATTAGCACCCTCTGCACCTACAAGAGATGTAATACCAGAGTTTATATTTATGCGAGTTTCTGATGATGGCAATTTACCACGGCTATCTGCTATGACATAGAAGTTGATGCTATTATTAGCCACCTTGGCATACTTAGCAGCTAAGGTGATGGCATTTTCTGTGGTTAGATTAATCGAGCCTGTAAGTGGAATGGAAGCAAGGGACACGAAGTCTTTTATAGAACCATCAGCCATCAAAATCTCACTTGAAGTACCACCAGCCTTAACAATCTTAGGCGAAGTGATAGAATCACCAGAAATATCAGTTTTTCGCCCTGTAAGTGTCCAATCTTTAGCGTTAATATTTTCACCTGGTAATGACAATGATGCAGCGTATGAATTAACAGTTATACCATTTACGTTGGCTCTAACTAAATCTAACGCTGCGCCATTAGAATTATTATGTAGTATCAGAATATCAGCTGTGCCATCCGCCCCTGTTGCTAATATCTGATTGGCACTTTTTTCATCAGCATTATTAGAATTAACGTGAAGCTCAGGAGTAGCAACACCTGTTGTAAAGATACCAATATCGTTGTCTGCCTTGCCATTTAATGCAGGTTTATATTCAGCGTCTATCTTCTTCTTAAAATGCTTAAGTCCTTCTAAGTCTAAGTATTTCGTCATAGTTTTTTAATTAAAAAGTTCATCAATATCATCAATCGTAATTCTCTCATTGATATCATGCCACTCGCTCCAGGTGTTTTTTGCCCCTGCATATCCTGGTGATGTTAAAGTGTTCCATGAGCGACACTTAAAGAACATTATTCCATCTTTATGCGAACCGAAGTTCTCCTCGGTTGGCAACAATTCACAGCTTGATATCACAACTTGATTAAGTGCATGATTCATGTTGTCTTTATATTGCAACAACACGCCGATGCTTTGCCCTTGACCATATTTGTTGTCAACAAGTATAAACATGCCTTCTGCAACATCTTGGTAAGTATGCCAATTATCAGCAGAAGAATTGTCAGACGACAAGCCAAAATCTATATCTCTACAATCTAATTTACGCTCAGCCCTCAATGTAGTAACATCAGTCTGCAATGTTGCTATCTTACTATTAAGAGCTGCAACAGAATATGCCGACGCAACAAACCCACGAGAGTCTTGCGTGAGGGCTATTGCTTCAGAGAAGAGCTTCACTGTAGCATCAAGCCCTCCACCTCCGCCACCAGTTCCACTACCAGCACCATAAGCCGTAATACCACCCGTAGCATACAGATTGCCGTTCACTTTCAGAGCGTTATTGTTAACGTCATACTCAAGTCCGAGACCTCCTAACAGCAGCTTAGTTATATTCACCAAATTAAGAGTACCGTCTGTCTGCGGTGTGGTGGTAGTGGCAGTAAAAATGCTTCCATCTGCCAAACCTAAATTCACCATCTTATTCTTCTCGTCATAGCTAAGTCCTGCCCAAGCGTTCCAATTCCAAGAATCGCCACCAAAACGAATGGCTTTTACATTTTGGAATATGGCGCAGCCACTAAGAGAAGACAGATATACAGATCCAAGTTTCAAACCGGCATGACTACCGTCGGCTAAGGCGAGCATACCAGCCACATCACCTCCGCCATCAAAATTCTGTCCCCACAGCTTTCTCGTTGTCTCAAGCTTCGATGCTGATGATGCATTCACGTTCTTCAGATAATTTATACCCTTAACGCCTTGTCCCATCTTGTAAGTTCCATTGTCCGTCACATATTTATCTACTGGAGCTTTAGTCTGCATAAGCAGATTAGAATCATACATTTCAACATACTTGCCTGCCCACAGCACTCTGAACTTCGAATTGCCCGTGCGCCAAGCATTATGCCCCAACCATATATACCCATCATCGTCAATAGCAGCATAGAAATGTATGCTACCCATCCCGTGAGTTGTCAACATCAAAGATCTAGACGCAGTAGATGAAGACGACAGCATCAATGTACCATAAGCAAAATACCAATAGTTCTGATCACCATTCGAACAGAATTCTATCATTCCGTCGTTTTCTACGCTATCTGATATCTTAGTAACAAATCTGCCAATCCTCGTCCATTTTATCTCTCTATAGTCTGTGCCATATCTGTACAGGTTCACCCAGCCTGCCTGCTGAATATCCGCTGCATGATACCCATCTAAAGTATCTGCATTCTTTGCATTCTTCGCCACGCCATTACTAAAATAACTACGCAGAGTAGCTATACCCGTAGCATTCGTACCTTCTGCAGCCTTAGCCCTCGATGTCTCGGCAGATATCGAAGAGTTTATGCCTCCAATTATTCCATCCAGAGTCGTCGAGTCATCAATCTTAGCCAAGAATGCCACAATCTCATCCCATTTATTGATAGCACCATCCGAATCCTTGCCTGCTATAGCCGTATACCATCTGTATGCCGTATCCCAGTTGGTCTGCTTGGCGGTTGTCGGTATAGAGTAGCCTGCAGCCAGCCCAATAGTAATATTTCCACTTGAGGTTACAGGAGAACCCGACACCGTAAGACCTGTAGGAACATTGATTCCAAGCGAAGTTAGATAATGTCCCTTTGGCTGATACAAATTGGCTGCATCCGTCTTCTGCAGATAATTTGTCAGCTGGTCGCTAATATCAATAGCCTCTATCTTGTCATAGAGCTTCTTAATACTCCAAGCACTGGCTATCAGAGACAGTTCATTGCCTGCAGTCGTCAAACTGATAGCATTAGCATACGTCTGCACCGAACCATTCAGCCCTCCACCGCCATCAGTTCCGCTACCAGCACCATAAGCAGTAATGCCACCTGTTGTATACAGATTCGCCAAAGTTTTGCCATCCTTGTCTCCTGCGATTCTGATAGCCTTATTTGTATTGTCCCATACAAGGTAAGCGCCACCGATTTTAAGATATCCTTCTGTAGCGAGCGAATCTATTCCGACCAAGGAACGAAAGTCTTTCTTCGCAATGAGATATTGTACATTGTCAATTAGAGTATTATCTGTTATTCCTGGTTTCCACACAGGTTCTAAGAAGGATAGATATACTCCTACATTTTTTTCGCTTATTATAAATGAAGCAGGATTAGCGTGTACATTACCTGTCTTATCCCACCATATTGCACCGTCTGCAAGATAACCACTTCCGTCGAATCGAACAAGTGATGTTGCATAGTCCGTAATAGCATTCTTACCTTCTATAGTATCTGCTATCGATTGCCCTGCACGAAGGAATGTCTTTTTATCAGCAAAAGCGCCTCCCCACCAGGTCGCAATACTCTCAAGTCCTTGGTTTTGTTTTGTCTCATCGACGATACCATTCATTCCACTCATTACAGCAGCGCCTTTTGCATTTCTAAGCACTATAGTGCTTGACAGCATGAGTCCACCTTGTATAGTACTATCTCCTTGCAATGCATTCTTAAGATACTTTAGATTATCATAATTAGTCACATTACCTAAGGTTATCGAGTAGATAGAACTCGTTATGTACGCATTAGCTATGCCGAGAGTATTATAAAAGGCACTATAAGCAGTCTGAAAATTATCGAAGAGAGTGCCAACACGATTGCTGATAGCTTTCTTGCCAGTATCATCTGATTCATTAAATCTCTTAGTAATATCATTAAGATAATCTACTAATTCCTTATGAGCGCTATCTAAGGCTTGTTTAGCAATCTTTAGATCTGTAAGTTCCTTAGTCTCTGCTCCTGTATCAGTTTTCAGAACCTCACTTCCAACAACCTCGTTATAAGCTTTCTCGGCAGCCGTATAGTCGTCTACCAAGCGCTTAATGTCTTGTTGCATCGCAACAATCTCTGCTCCATCAACATAACCATCCTGTGTGTACTTATCAAAGGCGCTTTTGTTGTTGCTTACAGTATTAGACAGATTCTGTAGCGATTCTTGTGTCTTAACAATAGCGTCTTGAGCCTTGTGAGCTTCAGTGTCGTCAGTATATTTAGACGACAATGTCCAATCGTTGATGTTAAACGCACCAAATGTTCGCCCTGTAGTACATCTCAATATGTCATTTTTGTACACACTTCCGTCTTGAGGATATGTTGCATTAACCCACAAGTCGCCCTCGTAGTAAGGAGGTGTTGGCTGCTGGCAAAACACTTTCATCTTACCATCTGCAGTTTCTTGCGCCTTGCTTGCTGTTTCAAGAGCTTTAGCTATATCGGTATCTGTTATTGCTAACCATTTATATATGTTGTTGTCGACCATGGCAAATCTATAAGCTTTGCCTGTAGACGTGTCGTAATATAGGTCTCCAAGATGTATATTCTTATCGCTATCAGTTTTCCACTCTGCAGCAGGAACATTACTAAGTGTAGGAATACCTTCATAGAACCATGTTTCTATAGCTCCATCTATTTGATTTTGTAAGTCTGATATGATTTGTGATTTGCTAATAATATTATTAACTGCAGCCTCGCTCAATGTGTTATCCTCGATATATTTATCGATATTTTTACCGTCAATAGTACTCTTAACATCTAATTCTGCTTTTATTTGAAGACGTGGCTTGCCTTTACCATTACAATCTTGCTGAAATTTTACATAAGTGCTACCTTCATAGTTATTCTCAGCGGTAGGTCTGTCGCCTACATACATATCTCCATATACATTGAAGAAGGCCTTCTTAGACGAATTATTCACTCCATATTCTACATACTCTTTCTTGTCGAATGAATAATTGTCTACTCCTTGATATAAGGTGATACTTGGAGCATAAGTACCAACAGAAGAGAAGAACATACATGTCTGTCTCTCTGGGTTGTCTCTATTTCCGCATTGATTTAAGACGTCACCCTTAGCTGGTCTATCGCTATTTGTTGCGCAATCTGTTACAGAAAGGTCTATATAATGATACTTTTTGCCATTCTTCTCTATTGCTTCATCGTCTCTGCCAATACACAGTCTCCACAAGAAGTGATTGCCCATCTTGTGGTATTTTCCATTGTTTAGATTGAAACTTTCCGAACGTATTAGGTCGCCTATTGCGAAGTCGTTACTAATTTCGTTGCCGTCGAGTTCTGCGAGAAAATAGCAACGATATGCCTCTTGTGAAACATCGTTGTATATTACGCTAACTGTCTGTACATCGTGAGCTGTCACACTTCCTGCAGGAGATAATATAACATTACCGCCTATAGTGGATGTCTTCTTGATCATCAACTCCTCGAAGATAGCTTTCATTCTTACTTCGAGATAATCGGTAGTAAGGTGTGTGTGTTCCTTGTCATCGACAGACCATTCTCCACCAGTTAATGACACAGAAGAGTAATCGCCTATTTTAAGACCTCGCAGAAAGGTAACTTCGCCAGCTGCTACATCTTCTTTGTCCTTACGCAAGAATGGCGCATTAAGGACATAATCTAATAGAGCAAGAAATGCCGAACCTATACGATTAGCTGTGTTGGCATGAGAGCCTCGTTCGTCGCGTATTTTAGTGAAGAGTTCACGTAGAGCAGAAAACTCTGATTGTATTGACATAGTAAAAATGGTGATTAAAAATTAAAACCTCCTTATCGTTCTATCTATAGTATTTTTGCCGTCGCTGAATAGCTGACTCAGATACGATGACACCAAACCATTATAAGTGGTACCATAATATGAAGCTTCAAATTCGTTCAGGCGATGGATAGAGTATAGATACTTCTTCGAGAACCAGTCACGCTTCTGTCTGTGATGTGGATTTGTCTTCCAGTCCTTCAGAAACTTGAGGTCGCCACCGTTATCATGCTTATATCCATTGCCCACGCCTCGAGCCACATATATACCATACTCAAGGAAATGGTGCTCGATGGTGGTAACAGGACCAGGATGTACCACACCTTGTATCGAGCGAGCCAATGCTCCTGTATCGTTTACTGGTGGAGTGAATTGCATCATTCGCTCACGCCATATATCCACCATAAACTGCTGCCACCCATCCAACCATTTCTGATGTTCGGCATCAGTCATATTGGGTTTAAGTCCATTCCGATTCGTCATAGCATATATCTATTGGTTCCTCGTTTTGTATCATAAAGTACAGTCCTGTCACTCCGTTATATGAATACCGAGGCAACTCGGATGAGTAGACATTATTCAACTGCAGGAATGTCAGTCGGTCGTCGCCAAGTTCGTCTCGATCGTGAAGTAGGCGAGAGTGAAACTGCCTGAATATTTGCCTGCATAGGTTCAATTTCTCTTCTCTGTCTATCATATCGTCTATGCGATAGTGAGCCAAGATGAATATCGTATATACATCTCTGCGGAAGTAGCCTACGCCATTCGAGAAGGTCTGTTGCGACGTGGTATCATCCACCATGATGAAGTTCTGCTGCTTCCTGAAGTTCTCCATCACTCCCTGTATAGAGTCTGGACCAGAGCAGAGGCAAGTATAAAACTTGTTGTCTTGTGCCAGTCGGCTCGACTTGGCAAGCTGCGTAAAATAGTCGAGAGCTGGAAAAAGGTCTTTTGCCATGGTAATCTGAATTATATGTTATTTATTCAAGTTTGGATACTTACGTCTGAAGTCTTCTGCCTCCTTGGCTTTAGCGTCGAGTTCTGTCAGCGCTCGCCAACAGTCCACACGTTTCACCTCGGCTTCCTTCGTCACGTCGCCATCTGTCAGAGCTCTAAGCTGCAGGTTTATCGACTGCAGTACCGACAGTTCTGTCACGTCGTCAGCGGTAGCCTTGCGGAAGAAGTTCGGAAAGGCTCTCGACATAACTAACTTAATATTGGCAAACCACGCTATCGTCGCCAGGCTTTCTTCTATTGTCAGACTCAGCTCGTCAGGTCGAGAGAAGTCTGGCTTGCGATATAGAAACGAAGCGAGCTTATCTATATGCTCCTGTTTCTTCGTCTCGTGGAATAGCTGATATTGCTGTTCCATACAGAGGTATTCGCCAAAGCTGATGATGCGTTTATGCTCGGTATCTTCCTGCAGAAGCGGATGGACCGCCTGGAGTCCTTGGACAACATCCAACCTATTGCCCATATCCTCCGTCGAGTCCACCCAGCTCAACTGCTTAAGAAATGAATGAATTTGCCACGCCTCTATATAGAACACCTTCAGCTTCTCGCCCTCAGGCTTATAAGCGCACTTCCAGCCATAGCGGTTTTTCTCTATCACGCTGATTCCTGTAAAGCGCACAAACATATAAGTCTTAACTACCGTCATATCTGCAAAGGTTGCCATGAGGTAGAACACGTAGCGCAACTGTTCTTGAGTCAGTTCGCGCCACGACTGAGGAGCTTTTAATTCTATATTGATAGTCTTAGCCATTGAATACGAATGCTGATGAATCTTTAGTATTTTTGAAGCTCTCGATATGCGCAGCATCATAGGCTGCTGTCTCTGGATATATAGAGTATATCTCAGGGTTCTGCTCCACCTCGCGCTCTATACGTCGATAGAGTGGGGTAGAGATGGCTGCTTTTCCGCTTACGTTCCATTTGTCTGTGAAGTCGCATATCAGCTGCAGTATTCCTGCATACGGTGTCAGCCTGTCATGGTCATCGCATCGCCATGCGTCGAGGATATCATCCATCTGCTCGTCCGATATTCTCAAGCGTAGAGTCTCGTCGGCATCGATGATAGCTCGCTGCATAGCCTGCCAGTCTTGATACGACCGTGCCTTGGTTGCCATGGGCGAGAAGAAGAAATAATTCTCTGTATATATGTAGCGGATATAGTTCTTTGCCTGCATCGTCTTACCCCATTCTGCGGAGCGAAGCAAATCCACGGTCATAGCTCTTGCCCTGCATAGTGCTGTGCGTAGCTGTCCCTCGAGTGCATCCACCCTCTGCTTCGATGCAGGCGATATGGTGTCGTTTGACACAATGCCAAAGCCTGTAGGTGTCAACACCAGGTCCAACTGTCTGAATACAGAGAGAAAACCATCCACACACACCATGATTTTATAATACTGCAGTAGTCTGCCATTCTCTCCTTCTTCGGCTATCCGCTTCAAGCCTGCTTCGCCAAGCAGATTGCTTGAGTAATTATCGTTAGCGATGTCTATTGCAGGCATCACACTCTCAAACACCTCGCTATGAGCTGAGCAACCTACTGGCAGCGCTTGCTCGAAGTCTTCTTTAGATATTGTTATCGTTGTCATTGCTATTGCTGTTAGAATTAGTAACCTTCTTGGCATCTTTGTTCTCGTCGAGAGTAGTGAGCTGTATCATCGGCACATCTACCGTCACCTTGTCACTCCATCCGTTGTAGTGGAGTATCAGGTGGTATGGCTTGGTCAGTATGTCGTGGCATGGCTTCTCTATAGCCTGCTTCAGCGTGAAGAGCTCGCGCTTGTCGCTACCAGAATTGTTCATCTGACTCTTGCCAGGTGTGGCTCCCACCAGGTTAGGATGAATGCCGAAGGCGAAGCAGAGAGCATTCGAAGCTTCGCTCATATCGTCGCTCCAGTTGCCACCTTCCTTCTTGTTGGCATCGTTGAGTGGCACTATGCGCACCATTCGGTTCTCCTTGCCGTTTGGGTCTACATAGTATCCGCTAATCATAGCCTTGCCTGCGTTCTCGATACCTGTCACGAAGTCGATGATATTCTGCTTCTCTTCCTCCTTGCGCTTTTTGCGTAGTGGCTCGTCTGATATTCCTTCGTTGTCGCAAACATTGTCCCAATACTCTTCGTGCACTTCTATCTGTACTCGTGGAGCCGAAGTATTCTTAATCATATATCGTTTGCCGATACCGATCAAGCGATAGATATCGAACCAGGCATCGCGGAATATCGATGAGTAATATGGCACAGGATACATCTGGCAGCCTGGTGTTGCCATACGGCTCAATATAGCAAACTTGCGCTCCTTGGTAGGTTTGTTCTTGAGTCCTGTTTCCGGGTTTGGCAGTTTGCCCATACGTACCATCAAATCGCCAAGCGGATTGAAATAGTCGAGCAATGGTATCACCTCAATCTTGCTCTCGTCAAAGAAACCGAGTCGCCAGTCGCCATAGAACACATGTTCTGACTTGCCTGAAGCTGTAGAACCTGCATATTCAAATCTGCAGTACGAGGCATCCTTGTTTCTTACCGTCACTATCTTTGTGCCATCCTTCGACAGGATGATAACCGTTACCGAGAAGAAGAAGAACTTGAAGTCGGTCACCTGCTCGAGGAACACCTCCTGTAGCGAGTTGTATAGACAGAAGTCGCGAATTTCTTTGTCGCTTACGTCTTTTCTCGTCTCTCTATCCACGAAGCGCACTCCCTGGCCATAGCACGACACGATGTTGAACTGCTGACATTGTGCCGTCACCATATTCTCCATCAGCTTCTTCCTTACGCTGTATGGCAACTGGTCGTTTCCGCCCCATTGCACATACTTATACTCTCGATTCTTCACCACTATCGGTCTCACGATCGGCGCTCCTGGCTGATCACCGTCGTCGAAAACATTCATAGAGTCGCCACCATATTCTGAAGCTACAGAGTTGCCTTCCGACGACGAGCCTATTCCTGTAGGCACAATTCTATATTTGCGATAGCCATCAGCATCTGCATGTTGCGATGTAGGCTGCAGGGTATTTTTGTTTTTGCTCATAAGTATATTTTTTGATTGTTTATCTGTATGATGAATATCTGAGGAATAGTACGCAGCTCTCGGTTCTTAGGATTTCTCAAGCGTATAAAACCTTGTCGCCATGCCACATGGTGCACAAGCCAGCCCTTGTAATGGACAATGGCGCCTGTTTCGCCCTTGTAAGCGTATACATCTACAAGCGCTCGATGCTGATATGCTTGGTCTATCTGGCGCAGCATCTCGGTGAAATGAACAGCTTTCATTCGAAGGTATTGTCAAAGGTGTTGTCGAATATTCTGCCTGCACGTTCCATATTCAGCACATTATGATTACGCTGAGCATACTGGTATGAGAAGGTGAATCGAGGCAACGATGTAGGCTTGTTGTCGTATTCCGACTTCGAGTCTGTTATTATCACCTCTTTGCCCACGTTCGGGTTGCCATTCTTGAAGGTTACTATATGCACGTTCATCGAACGGAATAGCTCGTCCACCCAGTTTGCCATGGTGAACGACAGTATGCCTGTGTCGGCTTTGAACACCCTGGTTTCGGTAATCGCATAGTTGCGTTGGGTTTTGCCTATATACGCTTGCTCGCGTTTGTACGATGGCGCTATGGTGTGTGTGCCTGTGCAATAGATTAGTTCCTCCACTCCGAACGAGTTGTCGAATACCAGAACTGGAGCGCAGTCAGGCTCATCAAAATCGATTGTGAACCGGAACGTGCGCTTTCCAGCCTGGACATCATAACATAGCAACGTCTTGCCTGCCATGGCAAACTGCTCTGCCGACACATCGAGTGTGGTGTAGCGGTCGTTGCCAGCAACAGGCAATATCGAGAAAGATTTATTAGTGCCATCGTCATAGTAGGCTGTCACCTCTGCCTTGTCGGTACCGATATAGTGTAGATATTCCAGGCGATGAAGACTCGTCACCTTCTCGCCCTCGAGCAATGTCAGATAGTGAGTATCTATGAAGTCTTGAGCAGTAGTGTTGATATCCACCTCGCTATATATGATATCTGCCTCCATGCTTTTGGTAGGCATGACGGTCTCGTTGTCGGCATCCTGTTCGACAATCTGTATCTTCAGCTTCACCTTCAGGCGCTTCTTGGCATAAGGAGTGAGCAGACGGTCGAGTTCGGCAAGTGTAACCACACCTGCCAACGGATATAGATATTCCTGGTATATCTGCTCGTCGTCTACCGTCATCGTCACCATGGCGCGGTTGCCACCTATCGAGAATTCCACATCGGGAACATTCGATGATAAATATGTGCCAGATATAGATTGAGTTATTGTTATCATCCTTTTATTCTTTTTAGGCAAAGATAGACGATTCATTTAGCTACATAAAATACACAAAAAAAGCAGCACCCTCACGAGCGCTGCTTCCCTTTGTGTGTATCCTAACTCTCACGAGCTTAATACTTACACCCCTAAAACTTAAGTGAATCATATTCACTAAACCAATGTTTATAAAAAATGTAAAATAAATGTTTCCTTCTTGTTATTCTATATGGCTATCGTAGTATCGGTAAATCATCCATTTCAATCTACCGTCCTCTGTAGGTACGAGCGAATAGCCATGGTCCACCAGATATTTACTCAACAGTCCTTTGCTGATGTCGTACATGTCTGACAGGTCATCAATAATCTCAGTTGTCGACTTTGGCTCTGGTGCATTCTCCTGACCTGCGATATCTTTCCCAGGCAGCGGACTGCGCTTGTCGAAGTAAGCTTCGATATATTCGAGCTGCATTTTCTCGTCTTCTTCTTCTGTCATGATTCTATTGATTTTTTTAGATCTTTCAAATTCTTGCTCATTCTCCTAAGGTTAGAGGCTACATCCAGTCTGTGTGCTGCCTCCTCGTTGCTCATTATGTCTGGCGAAACATCAAGATAGTCGTCCATCACATCGTCCAGTAGGCGGATCTGCGCTTCCAACGTATCGATATCGAGCATTGTGCTCAGAAGATTAAGAGTCTGCTCGTTGAAATTATTGTTGTTCTCCATTTTGTTTTCCTCCTTCATTTTTTTTGTTGTCGTTGTACAATGATTTAATAATCTCCATATCGCCACCATGAGCTTTGTATTGGCTAAACAGCAGCGCACGCTCATTCTCAAGCAACACATTGTTGCGAGCATGCTCACTCTTCAGGTGAGCCATTTCGCGGATGTGGTCGTTGTAGGCTCTGCGTTTCTTGTTAGCATAGAACTTGTCGTCCTGATTGCAGGCTTCTATCGCTTTCAGGTAATTGTCCTTACTCTTCTTGCGGTCTGCAGCTACCATGGCTTGGCCCTTCGATATTTCCTCCGTTAGCGAGATATATCTTTCATCTTCAAGCGTGCGAGCTCGAGCAAACGACTCGCGATTCTTATTCATTCGCTCACAAATATCCAAGAGCTGAGCCTGCAGTTCCTGCAGAGTGAGGATATTGAATGTAGGCATATTATCAGTTGGCATGGTTGTCCTCCTTTCCATTAATGATGGTTACTTTCTTTTTGTTTTCGCGAAGCCATTCTTCGGCAGCAGCAATAGCAGGCAACATTACTTCTCTGAAGTTCTTGTCATTCGTAATCAGCGAAGCCAATACGCCGGCAAGGAAGCCCTTATTGCCACCTATACCAAGATACGAGATTTTGTCTTCGTTGTAGCCAAGGATTAAGTATCCACGCTTCTCGTTAGCGTCTTGCCACTTGCTGAGCTTCATTCCAATCTCGTCTAAATTTTCGAAGCCCGCCATTGTCTCTGCTGCTTCTTCCTCGCTAATCTTCTCGGCTGTTACCTTAGGAACCTTGATTTTTATTTCTCGCCTCCTTTCTCGCCTTCTTTCTTGAAATCTTTGCTATTGAAGCGATAAACCACCCAGCCTGTGATGCCTGCAGAGGCAAAGGCCTGTAGAGGAGCAGTAGTAGCCAGGACGACCGTTGCCACCATAAGCAAGGGCACCACAAAACCTATCACGGCTACTGTCTGATTGTTCACTTCGAAGCCTGCCAATCGGCTATAGGCTTCGTTCTTTTTCAGCATGGCCTGCTGCACCTTCGCCTTGAGCTGGGCGCAGCTGGCCTTGATGCCTGAAAAGTTATCACTTGCAGCCTTGGCTGCACCATTCATGTTGAGTGCTCCTGGAGCACCAAACAAGGTAGTTTCGTTCTGGAAACTGATTGTTGTTTTTTGGTTTGTCATACCACTACTATTCTATTTCCCACGCAGCCGATATAAACGGGTGACGGCTGCACTCCCCGTTGGAAATAGAATAGTAGTATACTCCGAAGAGAAACTTATTCACGGGAAGGCAGCCGTCATAATATTGTCTATATCTCTTATAAAAAAAGAATAGAGTATGCGAACCGCGCAAAGGCATAAAAAAAGCCCGAGCAAGCGTGCCGAGCGAAACTGTCGCTCCTCAGAGTAGATACAACTACCATCCTATTTCCATGGGCAAAGGTAGGTAAAAGGAGCGACACCACCAAGCAATTGAATGGAAATATTACCGCAAAATAGCAAATTTAACATTTCCACATTATATATATAATATTCCCGATAGCCGAGATGCTTGGTATTCTCCATTTTCGTAAGCTCACGAAAATGGTCGCGCCCACAAATGCGACTATTCGTGTAAACCCTCACGGCTACTCGCATCAGCCATTTCGCCTATTCGCATCGCCCATTTCGACTATTCGCGTAAACCCTCACGGTTACTCGCCTTGGCAAACGACACATAAAAAAGCCCTCGATGCTTCACGCACAGAGGGCTAAAGAGTTCTTTTGATTATATATTTTCACTTTGCATGAAAACTATTCTTGATAAAAAAGCCTTCTATACTTCACGCACAGAAGGCTTACCCTGTTTATTACATCAAGTACAATCGTCGCGGATGTCGACAGATTGTATGGATACTTGCTTTATTGAGGTTTTTGCATGAATATAGATGCGATAGACGCAACTCCTGCTAATCCGAATATTCCTGCAAACCAATTTCGGTCGAGATATAAAGCATAAGCTGCAAGTGCCAAGGTTATACCTACGGTTAAGAATGCGAAGAACATCCCCCACCAATTCATACGTCCGACCTTATGCTCATTATAGCTTATGATTTTAAGTTTCTTCTCGTCTTGCTTATGGCGATGTTGCTGCTCTCGCTCAGAAGCTTTGATAAGAAAATCAACGATTTTTGGATTTACCTGTTGATATTCTGCCAATTCTTGCGGACTTGGCAAAATGTTGTCATCCACAGATACCGTCTGTTCTATTTGGTTACCTACCGTATCTCCATTAGAGATGTTGGTGTCTTTTATAGAGATAGAGTGTTTAACCATTGCTCAAAATCAAATTGTTGAATGATATGCGCACGTCGTGAGCAACATTGTTGCGGTCTTTTTTAAGATTGTCCAAATCTGTACGCTTGTTAGAAGGAGATGAAAACATCTCATCTTTCAATGCTTGTATCTCTGGCGAATTGTCTTCGTAATTACCAGTAGATGCTCTGCGCAGAACTGAGAATCCATTTTTTACGAAATGGATAATGTTTTTAATGATGCCCATAATAGTATTCTCCTTGTTGTTAATTTCTAACTGCAAAGTAACTGAAAAAAATCTGTTTCTACAAGTTTTTTGTGTTATTTTATTGTTTCTACCTATTGTTTTTGCTCGTTTTAATGCTTAAAACGAGCTATATAGATATATAAAAGCATGGTTTTTTTACCTTTTTTCCATAGCTGCAAAATTCAACCATCTTGTTTTCAATGAGTTATGTGGTTGAATTTTGCAGCTTGCGCTTTCTGCTGTCTTTGCAGCACTACACCGCCCTACGCTCGGTTGGCAATTGCCTCTTTCGCTCATAGCGGAATATGTAGCGAGATTTGCAACCATGTAAATGATTTTGTCTTGTCGCTCGTGGGCGGTTGTGCGAAACGTGAACATGGCAATTGCCAAAAACAAAAACGCCTCGAGACCATGAAGTCCCGAGGCTGGTGTGCGTCTGTAAGCCAGCAGACGACTTGGTGTTCAATATGGGGCATTATCCCAAGCTTATTCTATACTATCAGCTGCCAAACGAATTCGGTTGCTCAAATCTATCAAAGCACCTTTGAGTAGATACTTTTCTTCCTCAGAAAAATCCGTTGGTTTCTTATTGCCATCAATGCCATTAAGTTTGTGGTATAGCCACGAATTACTTTTACCGAAGTAGCGCTTAGACAAGTCAGCCCATGATATGGATATGAGTATATCCTTAAGCGTTGACTTGATGGTGCTTGTTGTAGTTGGGGAAAGAGTCATAGTTGCCATAATAATATCCTTTCTTATTTTTGGAGCCTCGCCACATGGGCGAGGCTTGGGTTAATAAAGTGGTTCGTCGAGGAGTTCTGCCATTAGCGTGTTAATGAACAATCTAAGTTCTGGGTCTCCGTTAGGATAACTTCTCTTGTAGTTTCTAACATGCTCGATAAGTTCGAACTCCGCTTCTGTTAATGCTAATTTCCTTTTTGCTTTCATATATTATTGCTTTAATTGAACAATGCAAAGGTAATACTTTTATTCGTACTATGCAAATAAAATAATACTTTTATTCGTACTTTAACATAAAAAATAAATAAAGCCACCTACGCATCTGCGCAAGTGGCTTCGGTAAAAGATAATACTAATAACCAACTCTTATATAAGAGTTAACACATGACAATTGCCAAAAACAAAAACGCCTCGAGACTGCGAAGTCCCGAGGCTGGTGTGCGCTGAAAGCTCAACAGCGACTTAGTGTTCAATTAAACGGCGCCTCAGTAGCCGGAGCTTTAATATTGTCTGCAGCTTTACGTATGCGGTCGGCAAGATCGTTAAGCGCACAATAAAGTTTGTCCGCTTCTTCAGGTGTGAAACCACCTACACCACCATTGCCATCAATGCCATACATCTTTTGCTGAAACCACGATACTGACTTATCGAAGTACGTACGAGAAACTTCACGCCATGACACAGCAAGGTAAATGTCATGCATACGCTTCTTCATGTCAACTATCTTCTCTTGTTTTTGTTTTGCTACTACTTCCATATTAATGTTATTTATATTATCTTTAAAAGCCCCGAGACCTTGAAGTCCCGAGGCTGGTGTGTGATAGAAAACAATTGTCTAACTTTAATTACTTCAAGCCAGACGAAGTGAACCGATACGTGAGCTTATGTCTTGCAGAGCATTATTGAAAATGCGTTTCTGTTCCTCATTCAAGGTGTAGACTTTGCCACGCACCTGTGTGCCGTTAATGCGCTGTGAGAGCCATGCTGAGCTCTTGCCAAAGTAATGTTTGGCAATATACGACAAGGGAAGCAAATGATAGTCCTCGTCACTTATGCGTGAACGCAAAGCTGCAACCTCATTCTCTATGTCTGTGAGCTTTTGATTGATAAACTCTTTTGCCTCTACCTTTACATCCTCATCAGCATGGCTTTCAAGCCATGTTAGAATTTCTTTCTTTCGTGCTTCGCTTGCTGCATCGTTATTGCCTGCAAGATTTGCATACTCTCTTAAAAGTTTCTCTGTTGCTGCCATATTTGTATTTTTTTTGAGTCCTCTCACTATGGAGAGGACTCGGTTTTTACTTTCGCTTTTTAAGAAGCTTATTCAAATCTTCGAGAAGCATGTCAACTCTCTTGTTGATAACTTCATCTTCGAAATGAAGCACCTTGGCTACTTTCATGTAGTCTGCGATTTCTCGCTTCTTTCGGTCGATGTCTTTTTCTAATTCTTCATCCATAAGCTGAAATTTTAAAGTTTAACAATTTGTTTTCTAACACATTGCAAAGGTACATAAAATATTTGTTATGTGCAAATAAATACATAAATATTTTGTTATGTATATCAAAAAAAATAAATAAAGCCACCTACGCATCTCGCGCAAGTGGCTTCGGTAAAAGATAATACTAATAACCAAAAATTATATAAGAGTTAACACATGACATTATCCTCCATAAGTATTTGTAGTGCCACCTGCGCCTTGGAACACAGGCTTTGTCTCTGCACCTATGCAGAGCACGTCGAAAGCGTCAGAGCCATCGGTGCGCGCTTCGAGCTTATCCTCCTCGGTCTCTGCCAGCTTCTCGCCTCGCTTATCTTTCTTGCCATTATATACTCCTGCAGAGGTAATGGAGATAAGCAGGTCGGGATTGTTATCTCTATTGATAAGCACCTGCAGATTACCTCTGCCACGCAGCATCTTGTTGATAAGCGCATTCTTCTCGATGTGTCCCATCGGATTGCCAAGGTAGACATCTCTGACAGCCCAGCCCATGGAGCGTAGCGACTTGAGAACCTCTCGATGTGGGTCGTTGTAGTGAAGTCCCCAGTTGGTGCCAACCATGGTGGAGTCGTAATAGAATATCACCTGTCTGCGACGATGGAAGTGATAGTATTTGTTGAAGTCTTCGAGTAGCTCGGGTATCTTGCGCTCGTATTTCACGAAGAATGATTTTATAATCCTCAGCTTGCCATCCTTCACTTGGCCAACCACGAGCCAGTTGATAAGGTTGTTGCTGTCGAAGGCTATGAGCAGAGGCAACCTGTCGTCGCAGTCGGCATCCATTCTGCAGTCGTTAGGTATGATGCCACCTTCAGCATTATCGAGAGTGTGGAGGTTGAGCACCGATTCGTTAGGAGCGGTATAGAGATTAACATCCTCACGCAAACCACCATAGAAGCCATCTGCAGATACTCCCACTCTCTGGCACATTATTGATGTGGCAAAGGTAAGTGGAGGCAAATCGCGCTTGGCTCTACGTATAAATTCTTCGCCCAGCAGAGCGAGATTCTCGATACTTGAGTACTCCTTGTATAGTAGACAATTGGAGCGGAAGAAGTTGAGTTGAGCATTCAGCTCGTCGAGTCGCTTGCTTATAGCATCGTGGAGTTCTGGACGCTTGGCAAGTTTCTGCTTGAGCTTCCATATCTGGAAGATTATTCCCTCGATTACCTTCACAAGTTCAGGATCTTGCTTATCCTTATAAGAGAGAAACCACGAACCCTTTTTGGTAATAGGCATATCTGAAGTAATTGTCATGCCATGGTGGAGCGGAAAGTTCTTGAAGTACATTTCGTTTCCACGGTTGGCTTGAAAGGTCTCGTCCTTCAGCTGCTCATAGTCGATAAACTTTGCCTCGTCGATGATGAGATAGTCGAGCGACATGGAGTTAGAGGTGCCGCTACGATCTTGAGATATCACGTTGCACACGGAACCATTATAGAAGCTGATGGTATTCTCCCAGTTAGCAGGAGTGAAGATAGGAGTCTTCCAATGTAGGCGCTTCCATGGTTTTTTGCCAACTACATAATGCAAGTCGCGCTTGAAGCCCCAACGCTCGAGATGAATGAGCATTGAGGGAAGTATATTGGTAAGGCAGCGTTTAACCGATGGTGCAACAAAACCGCCCATACTTCCAGGCATTCCCTGAAAGCACGACTGCAGACGACGTGCCTGGATGGCTCCTTTGCCCACACCACGCCCGGCAACAATCACCTCGTCGCGTGTGTTCATTGCCAGGCTGTAGTATTGGGCATCGTTGAAGTATTGTCGATATGGCTGCTCTTTATTGTCAATCATCGTCGTCTATTTTATTCTCTTCTTTAACTTCTTCGTAGTCTGCATCCTGCACCATGGTAGCAGAATAGCGCTTTTGTAGAGCTCGAATTCTTGCGCGTAGGTCCGGAATACGCTCTATACCGAGAACAGTAGGGTCGTCGGTAGGCTCGAAGTTCTGAGGCACAATCTTGTCGAATTCAAGTTCTGGCTCATCATCCTTGTCTGTGCGATTGTTCTGTACCAGAACTTTTGAGAGGGCTGCTATCGAGCGGTAGTCGCCAGCTCGACGTGCTGCAGCAATATCTTGCTCAATAGATTTGTTAATCTTCCATCGCATAAAATCCTTGCTTGTTTGCTGCAGGTTGCCAAGCAAAACCTTTACGAGATGCAGATCCTCGTAGGCAAGCGACTTCGACACCTTGAACTGATTGATATCATATAGCACCAGGTCATTGTCCAGCTTCGATGGGAACTGCAGCCAGTAGGCATATAATCCACGCAATCGATGCAGGCGCTGCAGCACACCCTCAGCGACACGGAGCTCGCGAAGTTCCGAGTCGTCGAGAGTGACATAATGAGCATATTGGTCAAGGTTTATCGGTAGAGCCATAATTATATTATTGATGATTGAGCAATCGTGAGCAGGCGCTGACATTCAGCTATAGAATAAGGACTGCCAGCAAGAGCTGTGTCGTGAAGAGTGCGACGTAGTTCAAGGGCTGTAGTAGAGACACCACGTATATAGACGTTGCGCACGGCATGGCCAACGGTAGCAATATCGTCACATAGTTCGCGCTCGTCAATATTCAGCAGCGCTGCTATCTCTGTCGGAGTCATCATCTCCCTGGCATGGTTTTCTATTTCTGTCAGCAATTCTGTTGAATAATCCATTTAGTTCGTGAGAATTATCGACGATAGAGCGGAGACCATCAAGAAGAGAGTAGAAGGCGAAGGTGTCGGTAGTGATCATCGTACACTCGGCACGGTCGCCATAGGTCTGATTCTGCGAAGATATCACCGTTACCTGGTAGTTGTCGTTCTTAACGAGTACTATCTTGGAGTGGTTCTGAGCCAGATATACATGGTCGAAGCAACTTTGCATAAGCCTATAGAGCTGCACCGTCTTTCGTGCTGCCTTAAGGTCGGCTACGAGAGTGGCATTAGCAATAAGGTTGCGACGACGTAGGCGCAGGAATCCGCTAAGGAATGCGTCGGAGGTTGAGAATGTTGATACGTAAACATCAGCACGCCCAGTCTGCTGCAGTATCCATCCGAGCAGACCGAGCGTGTGTAAGCCAGTACCGAGGTGATACTGATAGGGAGCATCACTCAGCGGACGGAATAGAGAGTCCAGCTTCATTGAGTTTAGCTTTCAGATCATCGCCTATAGGAGCGTTATTGGCAGTAAGAATAGCGACACGCTCCTGAACCTTAACAAGTAGCTTGTTGTAGTCGGCAAGCTCCTTGGTGTTTTCGTCAGACTCCAACGACTTCTGGCGAAGCTCTATGAGCTTGCCAATATTCTTGGTGATGTAAGAGCGAGCGTTGGTGATATCCTTTGCAATGTCTGCAGGGGTATCGCCTTCAGCATTTTTTTTTGCTTCAGCATCATCGGCAACATAGTTGTCGTAGCGCTCAAGCTCACTCTTATACTTATACCATAGCTCTTTGAGCTGCTTGAGATACTCGTAGCGGTCGCATGGCTTATCAATGGTAAGCAGAGTGTTGTAGAGCTGTTTGATGCGGAACCAGCGTTCACGGTTGTCTTTCCATACCGAAGCTACATCTTCAGGCAGAGTGTCGTGGTCGGCACGTATACCAGATGCTGCAGGCAGGAATTTTGCTTGAGTCTCTTCATCCTCAGCATTCTCGGCAATAAACTTAGTCTCTTCATCGATGGCAACCTTAACCTTAGGAGTAAGCTCTGCGCTCAGAACTTCGACATCTTGGATTGTCATCTCGTCAAGTCGCATACGCAGGAACTTATTGAGCTCGTATCTGATTTTATTCTCGAAGTACTTAGGTCTTCGCATTATGGTCTGATACATAGCTCTGTTGCGAGTGAGGCGTAGCACCATCTCAGCACCTGCTACAAGAGAGTCGTGGTCGTGAGTCTCAGCAGCGAGCCACGTCTGCATATCTTCTGTGAATTTTTTGTCTATCATAATTAGAAATAATTAAAGGGCGGTCTTACGACCTTTGCATCGCATGACCGCCCAGGTAATATATATTGAGCCTATTGGTGAGGATTATCAGCAACAACGATTGGTAGACCTGTTGCACCAGAGATGTCGCCATCCTCTGTCTCGATCTTGCCAGGATAGAATGGTGCTGGATACTCGTCGTCGGCAACAGCCGAAATTGTGGTAGAGTTGGCATCTGTTGTAGCCTTGCCTGTACCCTGCGAAAGCGAAAGCTCAGGAGTGAATGCTTCAGAACCTACCATGCGAGCCTTGCCATTACGCTGAATGAAGAGATATACCATCTCATCGTTGTTAGCTTGAGCAATGTAGCCGGAAACTTCCTCTTCGGTACCAGGGATTACCGCAGTGCCTGTAACCTTAAAGGTCTTAGAGCCGAATGATCCCTGCGATTCAGCCTGGAGTTCAGATTCGTTAGGAATAAGTCCTATCTTATGCCACTTCTTATCAGTTGCGAGTACGAAGTCGCCTGCATATTTAGCTACGTCGGCAAGAGTCTTCGGAGCTTCAGCGCCAATGGTTGGCCATGTCATAATATCACGCTTGGCAATACCATACACATAACCTCTGACACCTGGTAGAGATTTCTTACCTGGTGAGAAACAAATATCGCCGTATATAGAATTAGCAGAAGTACATTTAGTCATATCTTTATTGTTTTATGAGTTAATGATATGCAGACAGACGAGCAACGTGGCTCGCCTATCTGCTTGAGTTTACGCCTTCTTACGCCAGTAGCGGAGAACCTCAGGAGAAACACTCTCAAACTGAGTACCGAAGAAGTAGTTCATAATGAAGTCAACGTCGTAGTGGTTGGTGAGCGATGGCTTAACCAAGAACTTCTCATCTTCTGTCTGCTGGTTGAAGAGGAGATAGATGTTATTCTTAGGTGTGAGGAGGAGGAAGTCCTTTGGCACGTTTGCCAATGGAACAAGCTCGACATTGCTTGCTCCTTCAAGAGTGCGCTTATCGTAGCTCTGATTGTATGGCAACGAACCATGGTTGACCTGATATGCTTCGGTATACATATGATAGGTCTGGTCGGCCATAAAGAGTTTGAGCTGCTGTGAGCGAAGCTTAGCTGCAGCTGCAGCATCGCCTGCCTCTGACCAGTAGAAGTCCTTGATGACTTCCTCAGCATTCTCCTTGGTGATTGACTCTGTTCCCTCAACGAGGTTGCCAAGAGCTTCAGAGATGAGAACCTTAGCAAGTTCGTTGGTACCTGCAGCGTCAGCATCGAGGATAGTCTTGAATCCGTTGAACCACTTTGCAGTCTTCGAGGTGTCGGTACCATCATGCTTAGCGGTGAAGGCATTCATAAACATGTTTTCGCCAATCTTCTTAACGAGATAAGCGCATACCTGATTGACAATAGGCACACTCTTCAGACCATCGCCTTTGGTGATGTTGCTACCCCAAATAGACTGATAGATGGCATTAGGGTCAATACCCTGAACTATATTGCCAAAGAATGTTTCGAATACACGAGGGTCGATGTTTACTGCAGCATCTTCGTGCTTAGTCTTCGAATAGTTGCCAATTTCAGCTGATGCTGACATCTGAGAAACTGTCTCTCTGTATCGAATACCTGTGCGCACGTTGCAATGCTTAGCAAGAGCTGCCATGGCAAGGAATGGCATAAGAATGAAATCCTTGCGGTAGGTCTGGAAGGTCTTCGAGAGCTCGGAAGCTCCATATGTTACATTTCCAATTTTAATTTCTGCCATAGTTTACACGTCTTTAATGCTGTTATACATATCCTGTGCGGTGAAGCTGTTCTCTTCATTCGCAGGATTCTCGGTTGTGGTGGCACCTGCAGAACCTTTAAGATTCTGAATCTGCTCATCCTTCTCCTTTGACTCTTTCTGAGCCTGAGAGAGCTGAGCTTTGAGGTTGTTGATGGTATCGTCTTTATCTTTGACGGTCTGAGAGTTGGTTTTATCCTTCTCCTCAAGATCCTTCAAACGATCATCGATACTCTTCAGCTGCTCCTGAGTGAGAGTGATATTGCCCTCATCATTAGTCTGAAAACCGTCAATGGCAAGCAACGCCATGACTGAAGCAAAGATTTTAATCATTTTATGAGGTTGTTTTGGTGCGTGTTGGTTACGGAAGAGGTTCTTAAGCTGCTCACACGTCTTCTCGAGAAAGCTCGCGGTTGGATTGCCATCGCCATCGACAACTGATGAGATGCTTGGAGTAGCATCTTCTTGCAGAATAGAAGGTAGTGGCGGTATACCTGCATCCTTGAATATGTTAGAATATGAGTTGACAAACTGATTGGTATGCTCGGCTGCAGCCTTCTCTGTCTCCTTGTCTTCACGTATGCTGTCAACAAGTCCGAAGTCTTTAGCCTGCTGAGCGCTAAGCCAATTGCCTTTCTTCATCTGAGCAAGACACTCGTCGATGGTTTTACCTGTCTTGTCGGCATACATCGATGCCAGAACATCGTCGAAGGTCTTGAGCGATTCACGCTGAGCCTTGAGCTTCGCAATGTAGCTATCTATCTGTTCCTTGTTGTTCTGCTCATACTTGTCGATGAGGACAGAAACATTATGAATAAGGAAGAAACTGCCTTTTACGATATCGATAGTCTTGCAGCCAAGCATGGCAATGGTAGATATCGAAGCATTCATACCAAAAGCATGAGCATGAACGTTGCCATGGTCCTTGAATGCCTGGTTTATCTCTAAGCCATCTTTCACAAAGCCACCCAGAGAGCAGAAGCCGACATGTACTTCCTTGCCTTTGTTCTGACTGAGCACATAGCGAACATAGTCAGCAGAGCAGCTACCCCACCAACTACCAATTGTGCCAGATATTACGAGATTATATTCCATTTGACTAATTTTCTCGCAAAGTTAACAGCTCAATTAAGCTATCGAAAATACTGCTATTCCAATATATAATAAGGAAAATGACTGCTTTTATAGCTGATTACAACCTCGTTTAGCTGATTATCTTTGACTGATTCAGGGCAGTTCTTCGTAATCTCTACAGTTGTATATGGTCTGCCTTTGAAGCCGACGAGTAGTTTTGTACCATCAATTAACGTAACCTTGAAGCCGAGTTGTTTAGGATATTTAGGAAGATTATCAGCCGTATACAACTTGATAGTCGTAGACACAACCATGTTGTTATCTTCTATTTTTGACTCAGACACCAGTGAAGGATGGCTTTTGACACAGATTTCTTGCCACTTGATATCTTGTGACAGTCTCACATGCTCATCTGGACAGACAATAGCACCAAGAATTTGATTAGAGTCGGCATAAGCTATCGACTTGACAATTTTGCTATACTTCATATTATATATAATGTTAGATGGTTAGACAATTATATCGAACGGTGGCGAACACCACGGCAAACTTTGTCCGCACGAATTATAGATTAATTAACGCTTTTTTTCTTGCGTGCGAGATTTCCTGCGCAAGTCGATACCTGCAGGGAGGTACGCTCTGCGCATACGCTGATATCTCATCTTGAGTGTATAATCATAATCGGTACTGATACCATTCGCCTCACACCAAGCACGAACAGCTGTCAACAAGGTACATTGACTAAACTCCTTTGCCGACAAATCGCTCCATAGCTGTAGGCGAAAAGTATTCTCGATAAATTCTGCCAACAGTTTGCAGCCATGGTGGGAGAGATAGTTGTATGTAACTACAGGCTTCTGCTTAGAGTCAGGTATACAGATGGCAACCTCGTTGCCACGTCGCAGAACTGGAGTAGCAGTAGGCTGAGGAATAAGGAGACGACGGATGCAAGCATTCTCTGCAGATTGAGCAGGGAAGACTACTGGATTGCCATAATGGTAATGAAGCCATTGCGCCAAGAATGGTTTCATCTCAAGATAAACGAGGTACTTAGACATGTGGTGAGGTTTAGAATAGATTGTGTTCGTAAGTTCCTTGCAAAGATAGGGGTTTTATATTAAATAACCTACTTTATAAGGATATTTCTTATTTTATTAGTCTTCTCTTCCTCTCTCTGTCTCTCTCTTCTCTGAGTCTGATATGATTTGCTACGAAAAGTTTGTGAGAATGTGAGAATGGGGAAAACCGCTCAAAACCTTAGTGTTTATGCGACTTTGGGAGAATTGCAACTTACTAATCACATTTTGTGATAGCAAAAAAAGTTTGTGATAAACTATATAGAAGGAGGGCGTCGAGCAGCTTATCACAACTTTGAAATTTTTGTGATAGGTTTGTGATGTAAGTTTGTGATAAGTTTGTGAGCGCTGAAACCCCTTTATTTACTATGTTTTTTGTGTTTTTCAAACTCCCTGTTACAAAATCACAAAGTTTTTGTAGTAAAAATGAAAGGGGGAATGGGGATGACAAAGACGGCATGCCGTGGTAAAATATGCTTTGTCAATAAAAGTGACTTCGGATATTTTATCGGCTGTTTGTGGTAATGAAAAAAAAGCGGTGCTGCAGATATTACTCCACAACACCGCACATTTGCGAATATGAATATGATTATGACTAGAATGGTTCTTCAGAGTCTCTTTGGCTTTCGAGATACTTGGCTTGCTCTGCAGCCTCTGTAGCTTCTGCAGCTTTGGTTGACTTCAGATATATCATATCCTTGGTCTTCTTATTGCCTGGAGTAATCTCGATGCTGTGCTGAATACGCCCAGAGCTATTGCATAGTTCTTCAGGGTTTAATGCCTCTATCCATGGACAGAGACTGGCGAATGCCTTAAGCTTACGAGAGAAGCTTTGCATGGTTATCTTGTTAGTGTTGGCAAAGCTACGATATTCGTCGAATACCTTGTCACGCTGAAGAAAGGTGTCCAGGTTTTCGCTATCCTTAGCGAAATAACCATAAGCCCAGTCTTCGAAGTTCGTTCCCATCTCTGCCTTGAATTTACGCTTTACGATATTAGACATTGGTGGCATGGGTTTGATGGGTTTGTCGCTTATAGATAGGTAGAAGCGACAACATTGAAGCCAGAAGTTGATGTCGTCCATCCATTCGGCTTCGCTATAATCTTTGGCGTATAGAGTTTTATCGAAGTCGTCGTAAATGCTGCGAGTCTCGAGATAGTCGTTATCTTCAGTTTTTTGATGATAATAATCAGAGAACACCATGTATATTAGACGAGCTTCTGAAGATGGATCAAAATCAGAAGGCACGTAGTTAGTCGTAAAAGCCAACTTCGGACTGTCCTCAAATGGAATAGTGAACGATTGATTGTTCTTTGGATTTACAGTCATATCGCTCGTGATGTTATCGTAGAATAGACCCGTGTTGAAGTATCTATCACAGTCATCGAAGAGGAGCAATTGTGTATGCTGATTCACCTGGTCGAACACGTGAGGGTTATCCATTAGTTTAGGATTACGACCTGAGAGCTTTATGGTCTTCATTAGCATAGACAGAACCTTGAAGAAAAACGACTTACCACTTCGTCCATTACACTCGTTTTCTTCGCCTATTTTATTGTCCATTGCCATAGGTGCCCAAGCTCGCTCAGGAGACTTGAAATGATGCATCATATAGCCGAATGCAAATATCTTATTAATAAGGTTTGCTTTTTGTTCCTTAATCTCTTCAGGTGTAAGACTTACGCCCTCGATATCGAAAGGATGCTGCGCATGATATTTACTCATGGCGTCGAGATTGCCATCGAAAGCATATTCCATTTCCTTACGCCAGTAGATACGGCTGGTATTAATGAGATACCCAAAAAAATGACTTTTTACATTTTTGATTTTGATATCGAAGATGTCTTTGCCTTTGTCATCTTTGGTTCGGATAATTTCGAATGCGTCTTCTCCTTTCTTGTATTCGTGTTGGATTACATTATTCTCCCACACATAGTTATGCAGGTCGTCAGAACCTGGTGTATACTCTCGTATGCCATCATCGTCAGGTGATGTTGGTCTGGTAATCTCGATAGTCTTGTTAGGAAAAAAGAAAAGTTGGCTCTTAGCTGTATGAGACGTAAAGTCGAGGTCAATCTCTTGCAATGATTCAAGACTGGCTGGAGAGAATTTAGGAGAGTTGAGGATTAAGTTAAGAACCTCAAGGTCTTCGTATCTCTCACGAACCCACGAAGCTGCAAATTCTCTGATATCCTTAACGGTGATACGCTTCACAATATTACCTTCAAGACGAACATATTGAGTAATGGTTGAATTCTCGTCATGCAGAGCATAGAAACCATTCAGCTGAAGGAAATTGTAGAGATATACAGTGTTAATCTCGTGCTTCAGCTTTCCGTCCTTGTTACGATAGCTAACCCAAAATTTAGCAGGCATAGCCACCTTGAGTAGATTGTTGAAGTCTTTTTTGTCACGACGAATCTCCATCCAGTCGCGAAGATCCTTGCGCGAGCGACCTCGGTTGTCCTTGTATGTGCTGAGCCAAGAAGGTAGCCATACTGTACGGATATCGATGAAGCGAAGTGCTAACTCCTTGCCTTTGCGTCTACCTGTATCATCGATGTCTGGTATATTGTACAATACTTCTACGTACTTCATTATCTCTTTATATTCCTCTACAGATAGCTTGTAGGTCTCTGAATTAAACCATAGAGGATAATATCCCATGGAACGGCAGCAGAGGGAGTCACGCTCACCTGAACATATAACAGCTTCAGGAAGTTTCTGCTCTCGATACGGCTGCTCATCGCCATGTGTGCTCTGCCATTCTTGCGCAGCCTCTCTATTGAACTTATACCCCAATTCGGGATAAAATAGCGATTAGTAGCATGTGAAGACAGATACGCGAGTTCTCTTCCCATGCCATCAGACATGGGCTGTA